TCTTAAGGATGGCGCTGAGGAGTACTTGAACTATGAGTTCGGTATTCTTCCCACGATCTCTGACATTAAGACCATTGGCAAGGCATATGTTGACGCAGATAAGATATTGCGCCAATATTACCGCGACAGTGGCCGAGTAGTCAGACGGCGTTACGAATTTCCACCAGTCGAAGAGGTGATTAGCGATACGACGACGGAGGGTGTTACCCCCTATCCTAGTCTCGTTTATTACCTCTACCAGCAACCGTATGGCAAGCTCAGGGAGGTCGTCACTGTCAAGAGACAGCGATGGTTTTCCGGAGCTTTCACCTATTTCGCTCAACCGCCTAACAGCGCGAAAGCGATTGGTGACCAGGTACAGAAGTGGAATCATCTGTACGGGATTGACCCATCACCTAGTGTGATCTGGAATGCCCTACCGTATAGCTGGGCGGCCGATTGGGTGTCCAACATCGGAGATGTTTTGAACAATCTTTCGATGATGGGCGCCGACGGCCTTGTGATGCAGTACGGGTACATGATGGAACATATTGTCCTGACTGTTGACCGTACGCATGAGGGAACCATTTTGAATGGCGACCTCCCCGTCCACGCTCGTGAGACCTTTACGGTCGATTATAAACGGCGTAGGCGGGCTACTCCCTTCGGATTTGGTGTATCTGTTGGCAGTTTTACTGACCGACAGTGGACCATTCTTGCGGCCCTCGGCATGAGTCGAGGTCGAGGCGCGTTATGACAATCCAGTCATGGACGCGTCTAACCACGATGCCTAGTCAATCCAGACTTGGTATCTGTCTGGTCATCAGTAATCCCGCTGATGGCCTCTCACACATTGGAGCATTGCCATGTTTTCTGACCCCCAGTCCGTCACTATCAACACCGTTGCTAATTCGCTTCCGCGAGTCAGCGTCGGTGACCGTACCGCCACCTATACCAAGGATGACGAGACGGTGTCTCTTTCTGTCGCGCACACGTCCACGAAGAGTGGTCGTACGCGTCGTCAGGTGAGGCTTGACATCACGAAGGTCGCAGCTGATCCTTTTGTTGCGAACCAGTCACGACAGGTGAGCTGTTCTGCTTACCTTGTCATCGACGAGCCTACCGAATCCGTGTTTTCTAACACGGAGCTTCTTAACAATGTTAAGGGGCTTACCGGCTGGCTTACTGATGCCAATGTGACTAAGGTTATCGCCGGCGAAAGCTGACGATGGCCTTACGGGGGCTGATGATTTGCGCTTATAAGCGTCTCGCGTATTATCGCGAGTGGGGATGGTGTATCTTTCCGATTGCCACCCTCATAATCATCGCAGTGATCATGGCTATGGATTCCACACACCTCTATTAGGAGGGATGGATGAAAAGCCTGATGATGCTCTGGCGTGTTGTCGCTGATGAATTCGGCGACATGTGCAGCGTCAGCACCACGCGTGACTGTGAAACGATCACGCGTCGTGTCAGGGATGAAGGTGCGTCTTTTGTGACGATCACCCTACCCCGCTTCTGTGACGACTTCCAAAAAAGTTTGTCACGTGGCAGGGTAACTCGCGAACTGTTCCAGGGTTTTACCTGGCAGTCAGGTCTCCCCCGATTTCTCGGAGGTTTCCTCGAGCTCATCTTTGACCGCGCAAGTGGACAGTTACTCAATGAGCCCAACATCGAAGCGATCCAAGCCGTTCGGCAGCTTACGCTACTGTTCGGCAAGGTTCAAGTCGAGCCCGCCGAAAGGCGAGTTCGCGCAACGATTGAAGGGTTTGTTGAGTGTGAGCAGGAAGTCAAGATTGCAGATGCGCTACGGACTGAAGGAGAAATCCAACAGTTCCAGCGTGTATCCGCTATCCTTTGGTCTGACGTTCTCACAAGAGTCGATTACGCACTCTATAGAGAACAGGAGGGTCCCAGGGTTTCTGATCCTGAATGGCCCTACCTTAGGCCAAAGCACGGGCCTGGAGCCACAGCCGACCGAAAGTCGGGCAACCGCAAATATGATTTCGCGGAGTGGTCCCAGAGGTTGGAGCGCACGTTCCCTTACGGTGAATATGCACTTCCGAATTGGCGGTATCATACCCGCCTTGACCGTGTTGACTTTCTCGAACCTGGAGCTGAGCGACCTGTTAGGGTCATTACAGTTCCTAAGACACTGAAGGCACCTCGGATCATTGCGATCGAACCGTCCTACATGCAGTTTATGCAGCAGGGCGTGAAAGATCTCTTGGTCCAGTCCATCCGTGAGGATTACCTCATGGGTAGGATGGT